CAAATCATTCCACCTTCATTAAGAATATCTACATAATTAGTTTTAGTTTGGCTACTGCCTGTACCAAGATACATATGCGTATTGAAAACATCCTCAACATTTGTTCGATCTGCTGACGCACCTGACCCAGAAAGAATTTTCTTCGCTGTACTCATTAGGCCATCGCCTGACCAGCGGTGAAGCCATAGTATATTGTACCACCGTCATAGGTAACGAATACAAAGACATCTACCGCAGCATTACCTGTTGATAATGTTGGCGCTGTACCAGCACCCCAATCAACACTACTAGGCCACGTTATTACCCTTGCTGAACTGTCTTGTGTCACTTTTAATGTAAAAGCAGAAACCTTGCCGTTTGCTGCTGGGTTACTAAAGGTATAGGTAACATTCTCAGAAAGCGTATGGGTAAAATTATCTCCAAGTCTTAAATTTAAAGCGGCCGCATTACTTGATGATGTAATTGCAGTGCTTTCTTCAATTTTACCATTGTCAAATGTCACTACACCATTTGCGTCTGCCGTAACCGTTTTGCTTGCTTGTGTTGTTCCAAGTGTCGTTACGTCATTGTAGTTTAACTCAGCGGCAGAAGCAGAAATAGCTACACCGCCGATTTGCAATGATGTACTGGCATTAATTGTAGGACCGGCTACAGTTCCGGTAAAAGTTGGAGAAGCAATGGGAGATTTAGTTCCTACAGTTGTAGTAAGACTATTAAGGTCAGCTTGTGTGGCTTTGTCTGAAGTAGCCCATGCAGGAACACCTCCTGCTACCACTAATATTTGATTTGTACTTCCTATTCCTAGGAATGTAGTTGTACTAGCTCCTGTATTATATGGAATACTTCCTGTAGCACCACCTTCAACATTAGCAGATCTTGTAGACTTTAATTGTCTTTTAGCTGCTACAGGAACAAATGATGTACCATCAAATCCTAGTACGTGCTGATCTACTATATTAGCAGTTCCACCCATACCACTATGACTTGAGCAATAGTAATATAAAATATCAGGTGCATCTGCTGCAACTACAATAGTTACGGTAGCATTTGCTTGTCCTGCTGTACCACTTACAGTAACCCCAGTAGTATATGCTGATCCACTATTATGTGTACCGTTAGAAGTTGTTGAGAATTGTAATGGGTGACCACTAACAGATGCGTTCGATACATTAAATACGTAAGTAGATCCTCTAGCCAAACTAATTGTAGCTTGTTGTGTTCCATCTATAAAATACTTATTAGAACCTCCAACAGAAGCTACTGTTACTACTTTATTTAATTTAACATTTGTTTCAGCAACTGTTCTGGCTAAGTTATTATCTGATATCTGTCTTGCTAATGTCATATTTTATTCCTTCGGTTTTTCTGATCTACTCATTTGGATCGACCCACCCTTCTACTTCAACCCATCCATCATCGGTTGTGTACTTATATTTATTTCCAACCCAATCATCAGGCGGCGTAATATTCGTGAACAAAGTTGAGTCAGATGAATTGTGACAACCAATGTGAAATTCTACAGGGTCGCCAACCACAATATGAGACTCTAAAAGGGTTACTGTTTCGTTGTCTTCAAATAAATATTTGGATAAATTAGAAATTTCTCCGTCTGGAGTTGTTTTCTCAACTAAAGTTTTCATTAAGTGTGTGCCTCCGTAATTTGTAAGCTTGACGTTGATAAAGCTCTGCCAATTTTTACTGGAGCGATTGTCCCTGTGGCCGTATCATTTATAACTCCTGTCGCATTAACGTAATAAACTTTGTTTGGCGTTAAAGAGGACAGTCCTGTTTTGATTCCGCTAAAAACTTTAACAGCGCCTGTGGCCCCGTTAGAAGTAACCGCATCTGATATGCCAATAAATGAAGTGTTATTACTTCCAGCCTCTGCGTATGTTTTTGCAGTTAAAATACCGTCACTTGGATTACGCGAAACACTTATAAATGTCTTCGCATCAGGATCATAAATAGTGATATTGTGTGTTCCCCCAAAGCTTTGAAATGACGCAGGAGTTGCGGCGGTTATGGTGGCACTGCTTCTGCTAACAAACACAGATTTTACCGTTGAGCCAACAAGGTAAAATAAAACAGCTTGATTTTTTCCGTTTGTGGCAGCGCCTAAATAAGTTCCGTTGTCACCTGAGTTAACAACTACTGGCGAGCCTGCGGAAATTGAGCCACCAGCGCATCTAACAGCCCAGCAACTTGAATAACCATTGTTAAGCGACTCTCTAGCAAATACAAATCCTCGGCTGTCGTTACCTTGTGGATCAAACGTAACTTGGGATTCTGTCCAATAACCATTGTCAATGGCGGTTTCAGTTCCAAAGCTCCAAGAGCTTCCGAACCAAGCAAAGGCTCGCGCTTGCAAATTATAAGTATCGCCTGGTTTGACATAAGTTGCGACAACACGTTGATCAGAAGCAAAATATGCAAGGTCAGCATCAGCAGTACTTGCACTTGTTACATCTGTAATAGTCGAGAAAGCCGCAGTGTTTGTTGATCCTCCAGTAATCGTTATTGCAGAAATAGCTAGATAATTATGAGAATTTGTTGCAAAGGCAACAACAATCACGTTTACGTCGGCTGGGCCAGGCCGTTCTTTTTGAAAAACAGTAGTAATTGGTGATACGGTGCTTGCTTTTGCGGTTAAATTTGTTGAGCTTCCAAGCGTAATACTGTTTAGACCAACACCAGATAATTGACCGACTTTAAGATATGTAACATTGTCTGATGCAACACTGTAAACAAACAATAATCGATCTACATTAGGATCGTGACAAACACTAGTTTGAGTATCAAGAGCTGCGCCACCACTGTGAATTGTCACTGGCGTTCCAAAAGTTAAGACGTTATCTGTAACAGTACAAACCGCCGCCTTGACGTTAACATCATCCACATACACAATAATAGTTTTGTCGTTCGTACTGTCATAGCAAGTGCTAAAGCATCGATGTACGCTATTACTTACTGCAAATGTTGATGCAGTAGAAGTTCCATCGCCTAAATTAACTCCAACAATCGGTTCTACTTTTCCATCTGCTCTTAAACCAACAGCCATTCCATTTGTAAGATTTCCCTGCGCGACAAAATCGGCGGTTCCACCTGATGCAGGAGCTGTTGCTGACGTTAAAATGTTAGACCCACCAACTTGCGGAGTACCGCTAAAATTTGGAGAAGCTAGTGGAGCTTTAGTTCCTACGGCTGTATTAGTAGTAGCTAAATCTGTTGTTGAAGCTTTTGCATTTAATTGTGTTTGTATTGCACTGGTAACACCAGTTACATGATTTAATTCTGCTGTACTAGCTGTAGCACCTTCTAGTTTATTTATTTCTGCACCAGAAGCAGTAACTACCGTACCTGCATAGTTTAATCCATCAGTAGGTATTGTTACTGTACCAGTAAATGTTGGATTAGCTGTAGGCGATGCTCCTATATTAGATCTAGCAGTAGATGCTGTAGCAGTTAGTTCAGATAAATTATTTGCTGTACGTGTATATCTAGCATCTGATTGTGTTTGTGTATAATGACTAGCTACATTAAATGCACCATATGCAACTATATCTACAATATCTCCTACAGTAGCACCTGATGCAAGCACGATGTTATTAACATTATTATCTGTAAAATCAGTGCCTGTACGTAGTTTAAGTCCATTTAAATATACATCTACAAACCCAATATCGTGTGATACTGCAAATGTAGTTTGATTCGCTGTTGCTGTATATACTTGTCTGCTACTAGTTCCATTAACAGCAGATCCTGTTACAACAAAACTAGAACCATTGAATACAAACATATTACCGGCTGTTGTATCAAAATAAAGCGCACCAGTAGCTAATGCATCTCCATCGTTGTCAACTGAAGGTGAACTAGACTTTGCTCCTAGATATATATCATCAAATGAATCAAAACTATTAGCTGCTGCTGTTGCACTATCTTCTGCTTTAGCAGCGTGATGTAATGCAGAGAACCCTGTAGTAGAACCATCAGATAATGTGTATTGAGAATTTTCAGCTTGAATTGCTAGTTTTTGAGCATCAGATGCACTATTAGCTGCCGCAGTTGCAGATGTTTGAGCTGCATTATTAGAACCCATAGTAGTATCAACATATGCTTTTGTAGCTGCATGAAGGTTATTTGTTGGCGATCCTGGTAAAGTTAAAGCACCTGTTAATGTACCACCAGCTAAAGGTAGCATAGTATCTACGTATGCTTTATTAGCTACATCTGAGTTTGCTGATGGATTAGGTAATCCAGTAACTTTAGAACTATTTGACATAGTAATATTACCGGTCATTGTACCACCAGCTTTAGGTAATTTTTGTGCTATACTAGTTGTTAAAGTACCTGAGAGATCAGCATTATCTGCTAATGAAGCTGCTATTTCATTTAAAGTGTTTAAAGCTGCTGGCGCACCATCAATTAAACTAACTATTTCATCATCAACATACTTTTTTGTTGCGGCATCTAAATCAGATGATGGGGCAGTTAAGTTAGTAATAGTTGCTGCTGAAGCAGCATCCATGTTTAAACCACCGTTAATAATAACGTCATTAAATGTACTACTTCCACTGCTTGCAGTAACATTACCTGTTACACTACCAGTTAAGTTACCTCCTACATCTCCTGTTACATTACCAGTAACTGCACCTTCTATTGGGCCAACAAATTTAGTAGTAGCAGTAATTGTTGTACCAGAAATTGTACTTGCAGAATTTGATCCAATGGGCGTACCATCTATACTACCACCGTCAATATTTACGGCAGATCCTAGTTCAAGCGTACCTGAAGATGAACTTATTCCAGCAAGATTTAAAGTACCAGTGACAACAACATTAGCTAGATTAGTTGTACCTTTTGCGTGTATGTTTTTAAATGCTTTAGTACCACTACCTAAATTAATATTATTATCAACAGTGGGTTCTATTATCTCATGCTTTATAGATAATTGTTGTTCAGTCGCACCACTTTGTTCTACATAAAATTCTATTTCGTTATTATTAGTATCAATTAATACTTTATTTTTTTGGTCTACATCAGCTACACGATCTATAGGTGGACCTTCTGCTGTTGTTCCATCATGTTTATGTCCAGTAGAATCGTCAAATGCGTTTAAGAGTTGATTGTATTCCGCATTTAAGGGGGAAGCTGATATAACCTCACCACTAATTATTTGTGCTGCTGATTGTCTAGTGTATCCTGCCATTATCTATATCCTGCATCTTGATAAGTAATTGAGAACCCACTGATACTGTAGGGAGCCTGGGTTCCTGTAGATGTAATAATTAAAGATATTGATCTCCCTGATCCTTGAATATTGGTTTCTAGTACGGGACTAGACGAACCATCAAATGTAAATGTAGAACTATATGTACTATTCGTTGTTGTGTACCTTGATAAAGCACCTGCTGTAGTTAGAGAATACGTATTAGGATCTGGTGTATTAGGATCATCCCAGTTATAGGCTATACCTAAATTAATACTTGATGATCCTTCTGGCCTAGTAAATAGGGATATATGCTGATATACTTTGCGTTTTTCGGTAGAGTCGAAATATAAAAAGGGAGTTGCGTAAACTGCTGTAACCATCCCACCATTAAAAGTATTCCCAACTTCCTGCTTAAATATCTCCCCATTTAGATCTCCATGTACAATAGTTTCTATATTATTTATTAATCCACTAGTTGCAACAAAAGAACGTATTCCTAACATCTCTCCAAATTCCCAACCTACTCTTCTGTCAGCGAATCTTAGTCCTCCGATAATTCCAGGAGTATCTGAAGCTGCTGTAGTAGTCTTAGGAAAGAAGTAACGGAATTGAGATTTATTTCTAATGACCACAGAAGACATATTAGTTAGGTCATGTGTATCAGGCAGTGATTGCAGCAACTGTTGTACAGGTTTAGATATAGTCTCAAGTTCAATATCGCCAATTCTAGCAGTACCTTGTATTGGTCTAATACCATCAGATGCTAGAAATAATACGTCACCACCTATTTCTATTACGCTATCTGTTGCGATGCAACCAATATTACTAGTAACTTCTTGTTGGGCAAAGTCAGAAATGTTATTACCTACAAGTTTTTTTATTCTATCTTTTCCAAATATAAACAACCCATCTCTAAACTTAGCAAGGCCGGTTATATCAAATCCTACTGAAAATTCATCTGCGCTTAGTGCGGTAAATTTTGATGCGTCACTAGGTATACTAAATATTATCGTATCAGGTTTGTTAACAAAGCCAGTATAAAACTGATGATTTTTAAAATCTGTTGTTATTGTTGCCCCTGTAGTATTTGCAGGAGATACTTCCACTTGAACTAAATTTCCTGTTCCAGGATATAAAAAAGGAAGATTTTTACCATCTACAACTACAACTTCATGTACATTAGCAAAGGTATGTGTACTCGTTCTTAATTTCTTTACACCGGCATTATTTAAAGTAACTGAAGAGTTACTTGAATTTACTGTTGATAAGGCTGCCCATCCACTAGTTTGATATTTATACACAGTATAATTAATACTATAAGCACCTGCAACTGAACCACCCCCACCTGTAGCATTAGCTGTTGCTGTAGTAGGGAAACCTACTTGATAAGTATTAGCGTTAAGTACACCAGAAACTTCCATCTCTACGTTATTAGGTGTTATACCGCCTACTGCTGAAGCACCTGTAAATGTAACAAAGTTACCTACTATTAATCCATGATTACTATGTGCAACTGTTATTGTAGCACTTCCTGTTGTAACTGTCAAGGGATTAGTGCCTAATGTTGGTGTTGTATCAGCAGAATTTCTTCTAGCAGCATATATTATATCTTTTAATATAAATATACCTAGTACTGGCCCTTTCCCTGGTATACTTGGATGATTTGAATCAAAAGGTANATAACCACTTAGTCTTCTATATCCTCCAAATTGGGATATTTCCATATTTAACATTCGTATGGCAGAGCCAGGATTTGTTCCAGCTAGAGATAAGGCATCTTCATTTGTATATAGCCCTCCCCTAGATAGGACTGTTACATCCCTTAAAGCATCTACCATTACGCATTACCATGCGGTACATTTATTAATCTACTTACGCGAGTATCTCTAACATCTATGAATCTATTTATAAGTAGAGTTCTCATACGTTCTATTCCCTCATCAAATTTTTGTTTAGCTAGGGATGATTGTTGAGCATTATCTCTAAACATATAACAATGATATAAAGCACCATCAATAACTACGTGTTTAAATGCATCGGGTACAGACATGAGATCTGTAAAATTAACTAAGTCAGCAGAATATGAAAAATAGTTATAAGATAAACTATAGGATTTATCTGGTATAGGAGTAAAACCTGCTTTATTATCTAGTGTTCTATAAACATAAACAGGTTGATCATAGTCACCTGAATTAGCTTCATTATCCTTTTCAAAGAATCTTTTTAGAAAAGTATCATAATTTATTAATCGTAACTTTCTAGCAGAAATGTTATTACCTGCATCCGAATTTATTCTAAATGCATCCCAATCAGCTACTTTAAAATTATTCGCTAAGGAGTACTCTTGTGTACCTGCGGATAATGTTAAAGAACCTGTATTAAAATTAAATGGAAACTCAAACTCTTTCTGTGATATTTCCTGTAAAGAAGAATTAACAGCATCTTTAGCTTGCGCTCTAAACCCTGTAGCAGTAAGAAAATCAGTTGATGACAGTTCAACTTCATTCAAACGTCTTAATGTATCATTAACAAGAGTAAGAAAATTAGTTGCCATATTATATCCTAAAATAAGATAGAGGGGTAGCCTAAATTAATAAACTACCCCAAAATCAATTACGCTAAAACATCTCTTGCTACAGATGCTGCGCTTGCACTTTTATCAGCAATGTCGATAACAACTGCATACACACGAATTTTACCAGCAGTACAGTCGCTAGACCCTGCCTTTACTACAACATCGATTGTATCAGCAGCAGTAACTAAAGGTGCAGTAGTACCTATAGTTCCTAATACAGCACCATTACCAGCTTTTGCTGGATAAGCAAGTGCATTAGTAGCTCCACCGTCAGTGATAGTATCACCTCCGGTTAATCCTACGTCTACAGTTACTGAAGTTCCAGTAAAGACTGTTAGAATTTCACAACCAGCAGAAAGTATAACGCTGTTTGCTGGTACTTCTAACAACTGAAAGATATCAGCTGCTCCAACTGTATTACCAGCAGCAATAAACTCAGCGATATCTAAAGTTGCTTCCATGCTGTACGCAGTTTTTTCAGAAGCGTTGTGAGCAGCAATAGAAGAACTGTTTACACCTGCCGTAGCGGAGGTGGTCATATCAAAAGTAGCCATGATTTATTCTCCTTTACGAGTACAAGTTGTATTTTGCACGAACAAGAGCTTCAGGACGAAGGATCTTGCGACCATACAAATGCATACCACGGACAATATCAGCAAAGCTGTCATTATCACGGTAAGTTTCTACCTTCTCAACTTGAGAAGCTGTAGCAACAGCAGAGTCATGCCCTGCAACAATTACACCAAAGTTAGAACCTGAACCACCAGTAGCAATTGTTGCTGGTCCTGTTCCAGGTGAAGGTAAATTGTTAGATGCATAAACTCTAAATCCACGGATCATACCAGAAAGAATCTTACCATTACGTAAAATGTCTGGATTTCCCGAAGCAAAATCGCTACTTAGCAATTTAGAGTTTTCATCATTAAGTTCTTCAGCAAACACTGGATCTACAACAACCCATCGTCCGTCACGGTCAACATTTTGTTGATCTAGTAGACGAGCCATTCTGTTAAGAACACCTAGGGGTGTAGCATCAGCAGACGTATTTGATGCAGATAATGCTATTGAGTGAGTTCCTGTACCACTCGCATTAAAGTTATCACGGTCAAGTAGCATTGAAGCTAGTAGTCCGTCTGTTCCAGCAGTAGAGATTGGATCAGTACCCGACTTAACATCGTTTGCTGTTCCAGCGTTAGCACTTAGTGATGCTTGTTTGAAACCCGACAAGTAACCTAATACTTCTTGGTCAAACTGATCTTTCAAGCGATAACCTGCACGATCACTAGCCATTGACTCAAAGTTCACATGAGAATGTGCATCTTCAATGTCATCAATCTTAAAAGCAAAATAGTTTGCTTTATCGACAACTAGAGTGAAGTCATCATCTTGTAGGTCTTGTGGCTGTATTTGTGTGCCACGAGAATATTCTTGAACCGTTATTTCAGGTTCCTTGATAATACGTACTGTATCACCGAAATTTGCGATCTCACCAAAGTAATCACTGTTGGTAATATCTTCACATATACTAGTTTTACGAAATGCCGACTGTACTTTTTTACTGTAAATTACAGGTGAAAAGTTTCCATTCGGAAGGTTTCCGTAACCAGTTGCGGTCTTAAAAGCCATATTGGTTCCCTCCTATGATAGCTTATATCATGTAAGTTCAGGGCATTTCGCTGTTTGTTAGGTATCTGTATCTACTGTATCTTCAGATAGATAAAGGGCCAACTAGTAAAATGGTAGCCAACCTACTTCTTATTTAATGAAGTATCATACTAATGTGTGGTCATCTTAGGATGAGGACATAAGTATGTATTGTAAGATATAGTTATACATATTAAATATGTAATGTCAACCTTTTTTTATCTTGCTCCACCAGAAATATCATAAATAAATGTCCCGTTTCGTATTGAAGTTGTAATAGCTTCTTCATTGTTTTCAAATTCTACAGCAGACATCTTATCTACTTGAGACTCTTTAAATGCACCTCTTCTTGCGGAGTCTGCATCTGCTTTTGGCATACCCTTAGTAGATATGTTAGATGCTGCCTCAGATGGTTTCTGTCGTTTGTTTAATAGTTTGTTCTCTGCTTTATACAGGGTAATTGCCTTACTGCACGAATATGCATCTGAGGCATTGTCGTATAATGCTTCTTGTATTGATTTAGGTTGTACCGATGCCCATTCATGGAAGGCAGGGTCTTTACGTATTACATCAAAGTCAGGGTGTAGGGTTTTTAATTCGTTCTCTGCCTTTTCCCGTACTACGCCCCTCTTCATTTCTTGTAGTTCTTCCATCTCTTTCTTAATACTTGTAGATACTTCCGTAGATTTTTTAAGAGCTATGGATTCCATCATCTTAGAAACATCAGGGTACTTCTGTGACCATGCAGATATTTCTGCTTCTGACTTAGGTAATTTAACAGACTTAGTAGCTAGTGCGTGAATCTGCTTCTCTAGCTGTCTTATTTCTTTTTTATGCTCATCCTGTATACGTTGGGAGTGCCTACGTAGATCGCCATATCGTTTCTTAAACGTAGACTCTTCTGGGTCTGAGGCATCTACCTCTTCCTGATCTTCCGCTACTTTGTTCTCTAGAGCCTGTCGCTGTTCTATAAGTTGCTGTAGCTCTCGCTCCTCATCCATTGCTTTTCTATACTTTTTGTTAGCTTGTACTACGTGTCCTTTTACAGATTGATTATCTTGTTCTTCTATTGACATATTATACTCTCCTCTATAGGGGCCTCAAGTAGCCTTTCTTTGTGAAAGGGGTATCGGGTAGCCCACTTACCAGACATTATTAATTAATCTGGTGTTTCGTTTTCGTCTTCATTCTCATCTTCATTCTCATCTTCATTCTCATCTGATTCAACACTATTCATATCGGCAGAAGGATCTGTATCTGGCTCGTTTCCAAGTGTTTGTTCTATATCAGCCAAGCTCATTAAGCCTGGTTTCCTATCTTTGTCTGTAACTGTATCTTTTTCAGACTTAGTCGTAGTAGGGGCAGTGGCAGGTTCAGGTTCTGCTGTTAAATTATCTATAGTTTCATCGATGTCAGCATCAGGTTCTTGATCCATAAACTCTTGAACTTCAGCTACTGATGGCATTTCAGTGGCATCAAGGGTTTCTACTGGGGCCATATCAACAGTATTAAGGTCATTTACATCGTAGCCTAAGTCAAACATCTCTACTGCAAATGCATCCTTATCCTTTGTGTCTTCTACACCTTTTTCAAGTTGTGCCATATCAACATTACCTAGTCTATCTCTCTCTCTATCAGCCATAGATCTATCTAATCCTAAAGGGCCAAAACCTCTAGCTTTTTCAAGGGCATCTAATTCTGCTATAGATCTTAAATTCCCTAAAGATGATGCAGTACCCATAGCAGATATATTACCATTCACATCTTGAAAATCTCCTTTTTTACTATAACCTCCAGTAGTAGCAAACCCTGTGGTTGGGTCTGTTTGTACCCCTGCTAATGGTTCAGCCGTACTAAACTCAGGTCTACCTGTTTTTTCATTAAAATCTACGGATCGAAAGTCTACCGCAAGGGCTGCAGCTATTGACCTATCAAACTCGTTTACTCCAAAGTTTGTGGGAACTGGCCCTGCAATCGACCTATTATTTCCTCTCGTAACAGAGGCTACTACAGTTCCATCATAATTAACTAAATCTGTAGCTTTAGACTTAGGATCTAATGCTACAGCTACTTGTTCAGCTATAGATCTCTTAGCGATAGCGGCAGCGGCACCAGTACCTAGTGCAGTGGTTATACCGACTTTGGTTCCATCAAGGGTCGTGCTATTAAACATCGATATACTTTTACCCGTTACGACATCAAAGCCGGGGATTCCCATGACACCTAAAGCAAAACCTACACCCCTTGATATATTTGATACTGCCTCAGGTACACTTGGAGTTTGGACAGCATTGGATACTAGGTCTGTTGCCACAGCAGATCTCTCCCTGTCAGTAGCAGTTCCTAATGCATTTGATATGGTACTCTGAAGATTCCCTACTGTAACAGCTTCAGCACTTATTAGACCTACGTTAACCATAGAAGTTGCTATTTCTTGGTTAGTAGACGATAAAGTAGCAAAACCAGTAAAGTCCAAACCAAAGTTATCTTGCCTATCTCTTTCTATATCTGCCCCTGCATCAGCATGGATCATCCTATCTTTGTCACCATCAAAATCTACGTCTTCCTCTTCTTCTTCTTCCATATCCTCTTGCATCTCATCTATATCAAAATCCATAGAAACAATCTCTATAGCATCTTCTGTTGCTACTTCTGCGTCTTCTTTTTTTTCTTCTTCTTCTGGCAATAACCCATCGTCATCTACCTTATGCAACCTACCATCCATCTCCATCGACATGAGTCCACACTTAGCCATACTACGCATTTCTTCCAGATGCTTTAATCCCCAGTATCGAACAACGTCAGCAGGTATTACATACTCACCCTCTGATAG